GCTTCTTCTTTACTACCAGTTTTGTCAATTAAACTATAGTAGAAAGTTTTGATACCCCATTTAAGTCCTAACATTAAGTTCTTAGCAATTAGTGTAGTTGGTACTTTTCTATCTGGAAAATGTCTTGGAGAATAGAATGTATCGGTACTAATAGATTGATCAATGTATGCAGCTAATACCGCAGCAGTTTTTAAGTAACCTACACAATCAGTTTGTTCCCACATAAGTTGATATTTGTTTTTCAATTTATGATATTCAGGTACAACTTGTGTTAACGACCCTGATTTAGATTCTTTAGTTTGAATCAAATGTAACGGCATTGCAATACCATTTGTAGAGTTAATTACAACACTAGAACTTTCAACTGGAGCAATAGCACCTACTGTAGCATTACGCACACCAAATAGTTTCATATCAGCGCGTAATGATTCCCATGGCATTTCTGGAGTAAAGTCAGTAAGTTCATTAACGCCGTCTGCGCGTAGTTCCCATGGAAAGATACCTTGTCCATACCGTGTTTTGTCACTGTCTCTACAAGCGCCACGTTCTTTAGCTAGTTCAACTGACATTTCTGTTAAGAAGAAAGTTTGATGTTCCATCCAACTCTTAACTTCAGCTAACGCATCAGATTCACCATACTTAAAGTTACGTTTTGCATGCCAGTATGCTAGGTTAGTAACACCAATACCTAACGGTCGTATTTCTTGATTACTTTCGCTACTATGTACAGACAAGAAATCTTGATAGTCTAAGATGTTGTTTAAGCTGCGATGTAAAATGCGGCAAGCTCTACGCATATCTTCTGGATTACGGAATGCACCCCAATTAATACTACCTAGTGTACATAACGCTATACGTCCGGATGGATCGTCTAATCTTTTAAATGCTTTAGTAGGAAGTAAAATTTCCTGACATAAATTACTTTGGTAAATTGTATGCCATGCTGGATCAAATGGTCCTTGCTTAATTACGTTATCTATAAAGACAAGGTATATACGCCCAGTATCAGTTCTTTCTTTTAGGATGCCTCCTTTGAATACTTCTTCCGCAGACATGGTCTTCTTCCGAATTCCTTCAGTTTTTTCATACTGTAGGTACAGTTTTTCGAAGAGAACTGTATCAGTGTAAAACGCTTCGTATAGGTCTGGAACTTCATTAGGATCAAAAAATGTTATGTTTTCTTTGTTTTTAAATCTACGCCAAAAGAATGCACTTAATACTACACTGTAGTCTAAATGGCGTACCCGAGTTTCGTCTGTTCCTTGATTATTTTTAAGTACAATTAAGTCATCAAACTGATAATGCCAAATTGGATATGTTACTGTAGCACTAGCATTTCTAATACCACCTTGTGAGCAGCAACGCAAGTCACCAAACCATTTCTTTAAGAATGGAATCATACCTGTGTGCATAATTTCACCACCACGTATAGGACTACCTAATGCACGTACACGACCAATTTCTAAACCTATGCCAGCACGTTTGCTAGCATATTTTGCCATCATCTCACCGCTTGCAAAAATAGAGTCAAGATCATCATCACTACGAATAAGTACGCAGGAGCTAAACTGTTTAGTTGGTGTGCCAAGCCCAGCAAGAACGGGTGTAGCAAGAGTAAATAAGCCATCGGATGCAGCATTATAATATTCCTTAATATATTTCATTCTAGCAGCAGCTGGTTCTTCCTTGTGGAATACAGTTGCAGCAGCAATCATATATCTAATTTGTGGAGTTTCGTAAATATCTTTAGTTGCACGATTGCGTACTAAGTATTTTTCAATTAACTGCTCAATTGCAGCATACGAGTAAGACTCGTCTTTTGAATGATCAAGCATGTCATTCATTTTGTTCCATTCGTCTACACTATACCATTCTAGTAATTCTGGTGTGTATAAACCAACGTCGATGTTCTTTTGAACAATTGTATATAGATGTGGCGGCTCGTATTGGCCGTATACATCTTTACGTAGCATAGATAATCGTTGTTTACCTGCAACGTATTGATAATTAGTGTGACCTACATCTGGGTTAGCATCAACGTCAATTAGGTTAACGATTGCCCGCAGTGTAATTTCGTCAATTTCAGTTGTAGTAATATTATCGTAAAATTGTGGTTGGCTTTTGATTTCGATCATTGATTGACTTACATCAGCAATGCCACTACAGATTTTTGCAATTTGTGCTTGCCATTTTTCAATAGTAAGTTCTGCACTTCTGCCATTTCGTTTTATAACTTTTATTTTATTCATATAATTTCACTTCTGGTTAGGATAGTATTTATTTGGCAGACTATTCTCTAAAATTAGATTTAGATTACTTAAAAATACTATTTAAAACAATGAGATATAAGTTGTAAAACAGTAGACTTATCTCTTATCATTTAACGTAATTATACGCTCTTTTTTCTGATAAGTCTACTATTATGGTGTTTACGATCTAGCAGTAAACGAATATGTTATTGTGCCAGCATCATCTGGAATATTATTAGTTGAACTAATAACTATAGTGTTATGTGCGATAGATGCACTAAATGATAAATCTAAATATGATTCCCAATTACTTAAATATGCACCAATTGCACTAAATTCGTCAGATATTGTAACCTCAGACCCTGATGCAATTATCTGCAATGTTCCAGTTCTAGTAAGATCTACAACATCACTAACGTAAGTATAGTTAACTGTGTAAGACACTGAGTTAACTACTTGTCCTAACACTGATGTGTTTAATGGTAACCTAAATAACGAAGATGTAACTCCGATATGGTGCAATAAATCAAATTTAAACACTATACTAGTATATGAAAAATAACCGGCAAGTTCAGGATAATATTGAGTTACCATATTACCGTCTAGTTGGGTTGTAGATCGATTAGATATTAAATTTATACATTCATTTTCTTGATTAGCAAAATAGATTTGCGGAGTAGTTGTGCCAACTGCTGTCATATAGCAGTTTGAGATTCGGTTTTGCACACCGTGTTTTATGTAAATACCAATATTCTCAATATTTTCAAATTTAAAATTAATAAGTTGATTTTGACTAGATAACGCAGTGTTGCCAAGTACTACACCGTATATTGTTTCTAAAATGGTTACTGAATCAAATAAATTGTTAAATGCATATTGGTCGTTAAAGATACCATGATAGAAATTTTTAATAACTATATTTTTAAACTTATTGTCATTAACTGATACTTCTGTTACTGAATTAAGTAACAAGCCAATATGTAGATCTAATGTACCAAATACGACTGCTACAATTTTTAGATCAGTAAATTCGCTGTTGCATACATTAGATAAATCAACACATGTAGCTGCAGTTGCATCGGTATTAATAGTTAATCCAGAAATTTTAATATATCGTGGTTGCGTGTTTATTAGTGCAGATTCTTTGTCATCAGTTCGACATTGTAATGCTACACCTACTCCTGAATAATTAATAATAGTTTTATCAATACCATAACCTACAATTGTAGCATAGCTTGGAACAATTATAGTTTTAGTAATGTTATAAGTACCTGCAGGAAATTCAAGTACAACTCGTGATCTTTCGCTTTCGTGTGCAGGGTTAGTTAAATTTGAAAATAGTTGTGCAATCGCACGATTAATAGCATCACTATCATCAGCCATACCGTCGCCGATTGCACCAAAATCGGCAACATTAACTCTATCATCTAATCTAGCTTGTAATGATCTGTATACAGGTGCGTTTGATGTTAACCCTGTAATCATTCCTGCAGTTGTTATTTTGTATGAATAGGTACCAGTTGATAGCAAATCGTCGTGAATTGTTAGAATCTTAGTGTTTCCTACTAACGGAGCACCTTCACTAACTGACCCATTACCGATAAACAATTCTTGTGTATCAATTGCCCACCCCATTTCGCCTGATGCTAATTGTGGAAACTCTACTCCACTATTTGCTTTTCCTCGACGTATTTGAATCTTTGAAATTTGGTAAACTGCCATAAAATATATTCCTCGTATGCTATATTTATGACATTTTAGCCATAAAAAAGCCCTAGTAAACTAGGGCTTATAAATTAAGTAAATGAAATTGCAGTTGGAACTGATACTTCAGTACCACTAATGTCTTTAGCATTTGGGCCAACTGCTGTAGTGCCATCAGCTTTTAAACCAATTCTGCGAATGCGCAATTGTAATTCAGCTGCACTGTTAATTGCTTTATCCATTACTACATACATTAATCCAGAAGTTGCCGCTACCGTAAACCACGCTAACGGATTGATTTCTCTTACAATAGCTTCGACTACGCCGTCAACTACTGCAACGTCTGCACCTGCGCCGTCACTGTCTGTACTGTCTTCTATTTGCAAGTTAACGTTAGCAGCACCGTTGTTAGTTTTAACTTGAATAATATATAAATTTACATTTGGGTTGTATATAGTTCCAACTGTAGTTGCTGAACCATTTACTCTTGTAACTGTTGCCATAATAATCTCCGTTTGTTGTATTTATCAGTTCATACTGTAATATTGGTCAACTCGATCCCACCATTTATTAACGTACTTGTTAAATTCAGCACCTTCTAATATAAACTCTTGGTATTGCGGTTCACCCCATACCCACGGAGATAGTTCAGGTGGTTTAACACACATTAATACTACACCTTTTTGTATAGCTGTGTGATGTATATGATTGTGTGCAATGGAATATGCAGCTAGTTGAAGATAGTAATCGTCAATATATTCACGTTTTTTAGGTTTGTTAGATTGCTTGTAATCAAGAATAGCAGGAGCACCGTTGTGTAAGCCTACAGCATCAGTAGTGCCTGCATATAATCCTGGGTAGTAAAGGGCAACTTCATTGCCCCATACTTCGGTTACATTTTTTAACCCGTGGTCTATAATGTGACTTGCCATTTTATGACTTTGCTGACTATATGGGTTAGATCCGGGATCGTTTATATATCCTTGTGCTACATAGTCCTCTAAGAATTTGTGCATTCTAGTACCACGACTAGCAGCTTCTGTTGTAATTTGTTGTGCCTTTTCATAGCCAACAGCTTTACGCCATGCTTGTAGTGCAGCTTTATCTTCGTCGGGTTTAGTTGCTGATAGAATTGTTGTTACAGAAGGAACTTTAGATCCATCAGGGCAAGAATATAACCGCTTGCCCTCGACGGATTGTCTGTTTATTGGTGTGTATTGATATTTTTCAGTTAGTAGTTTCATGCTGTAATTATAATACTATTAACTTACTTTGTCAACTAGTTTTTCTTTGAATCCATGCGTTTTACTGCTGAATCTAACCATTTATCGTTTTTAGGCTCTTGTGACTGTTCAGGAGCTACCGATGATTGATTTGTTTTAAGAACAAGGCCAGTTTCATCATAATGATCTACATATTGGTGTAATACAGCAGGCACCATTCCTTGTTCTTCTTGTTCAAATCTAGCTGCAAATGTTGGTTCATCGATATACATATTACTCATTTTCGATGCTGCATCCCACGATAGTTCAGCGGTACATTGATTGTTATTTGCTGCAGCTTGAAGTGTTCTAAGTGCTACATTTAACGGTTCAACGGTTTCAATTATTTTTTTTTTGAGCTTAACATCATGCCTAACTTACGGCTATATTCAACGCTTTCACGTTTTAGACGGCCTGCGTCTGGCTGTGGCATGCCAGAAGCTTCTGGTCCTGCTTCTAATCCTGCAGTCGGGTCTTCGTTTGGTCCGCCTTGTGGCATTTCTGCACCACCAATTGCTGGCGGAACACTTGTGCCTACTTGTGCAGTTTCGCCTTCAACAGGTGAGCCTAACATTTGAGGTTCGTCGCCTGCGACAATTGCTAATCCTTGGTTAATACCTTGACGTGATTGCTCTAATGCTGTATAGATACTGTCTAATGCAGGTCTAACAGCTGAATCATATTGTTGTGCAACATCACTTCCTGCAACACGTTTAATATCATCTAACAATTCTAAAAATTGTTCTGAACGCATTGCTGCAACGTCTTCTAACCAACCAGTGATACGTGAAACAACGTCGCGTGTTTTAATAATAATTTCAGCTCTTGTTTCTTCATCTTCTAACAAAATCCAGCTAGCTTGAGATTCGTTTAAATCATAGCGTAATTTTAATTCAGCACTTAATTCGCGGCGATCTGATTCGCCTAATGAAATTCTACGAATTGCGCTGTTAATCCAAGTATCTGGTACTGACAATTTTTCAGCACGATTACGGAATGTACGTTGTGCATAGCCTTCGTCAGTTTTTTGTTTTTTCTTTTTAGTTGGTTGCACTTCTTCAACATCTACATCATCGCAATTTTCACGTTCAAAAATTTCTTGATTGATTACGTCGAGGAACATGCGAGTTTTTTGATATTCGCTATTTTCAACTACAGTGCTGTAACTCTCGTTCATTTCAAATTGACTAATTTTAGTACGCAATTTGTTACGTGCATCTTCAAGTTGTGCATCTGTAAAGTTTTCTAACTGTATTTTATAACCAAAGTTTTTAGCTAAACTTTCGTTTAGTTTCGTACTGGTCATACGTTGTGATAAATCGTTAATTTGCATAATTGGTTCCTAAGTTATTCTTATTATGTATTTATATAAAAGACTGACGAAACAACTTCAAAATCATATGTTGATATTGTTGAGATAACGTGCTGCTTTCTTCTAAACGAGTTAACATTACTTCATACCGATCGTTGTCAGTTACTAAACTAATATTATGTCTAAATACAGTTGCATCATTAGTTGCTGATGCGTATTTACTGTCGAGCAGTTTAATTGAATGGTATTTTTCATAATGTCTAAAATTATATTCTTTTGCTGCGATTAATGCACAGCTTTTAAGATAATATTCATTTATTAATTCTTTTGACAGTATATTATACACTCCCCAGTAAGTGTTGTCAAGTTGTTTAACTAGATAATTTTTATACAATAATGAGCCATCGGGCAAAACTGAGATTGGTAATGTAGTTTGCAATTCTTGATCAAAGTAATCTGCAAATTTTTTAATTATCTTGCTTTGTTGTTTTTTCATTTGTTACTACTGTTGGATTGTTAAAACCGATTTTTTTTACTAAACTTTTTCGAATCATTGATTCGACTACCCATTGCTCGTGATCAGAAAGATGTTCAAACTTAACTGGGTGTTTTAGTTTATTTAACATCTTTTTTTCTTCATTAGTAATGAAGATCTCAAAATTAGATATAAGTTCGTTTATTTTCATCTTAACCCTGCAATTGTTAACATAGCAATTAATTCTTCTGATTCGCGAATAGGCTCAGGTTTTACAAATGTGCGTTTATTACGGCCCGAAGTGTTTTCTTCGTCATCAGTTACGTCATCAATAAAATCGGCAGTTTTATCTCCCCCTTTGCGGCCGCCAATTGGTTTGTTACCATTTTTAACTAAGTCGCTATTATCAAATGTTTCAGATTGTACAGTTGATCCAATATCGTCTGGAAGTTCAACTTCAGAACCGACTTGCGGAAGTGGCGTTGCTTGTGCAGTTGGCTGTGTTGCTTGTGCATCCGATTGTTGTCCAGGAGAAGCTTGTGCAGTTGGCTGTGTTGCAGGTTGTGCTGGTATTCCTTGTGCAGTTGGCTGTGTTGCAGGCTGTGCCGGTATTCCTTGTGCAGTTGGCTGTGTTGCAGGTTGTGCTGGTGTTCCTTGTGCAGTTGGCTGTGTTGCAGGTTGTCCAGGTGCTACTTGTTGTGAATTACCAAGGTTTAATACCATTGAGGTTGGATCTTTTGGATTTTGAGAAAACGCAGCAGGGGTAGTAGTTATTGTAGTTTTATCTGTCGGTGACTGCAATTGCACTTCCTGTGGTGTGCTTCTCATTACTTTAAATGCACCTGTTATTTCATTAATCTTCATTCTGTTCTCCTAGGCTAAGTGCCGAACTTTGTAATTTGTTTATATGGTTACGTAATTTATCAATCTTGCCGTGTGCTCGTAAAACTTTAAATGCTAAATTCTCTACGCTAAATTCACCGACTTCGTCTAAACCTGCTTTTCTCAATCGTTTAATATTATCCATTGTATCAGTTGCTAGTTTTAATTTAGATGATTTAAGTGCTTGATTAATTTGTCCTACGTAATTACGTGCTTTATCATTTACTTCTTGTTCACTTACTCTAGGTGGTTGATGTGTTGGTTCTTTAATCCATGTGTCATTTATGATACTATAAATGCCTGCAGACTCGTGATGTTGTTGACTATCTTGTACATATAATTCAACATCAATATTTTTAATTTTTATATCATATGTAAAATTAAATTGATGTTTCTTTGCATCATATAATTCTGCAAGTTCTAGTTTATCGCTAGGTATATCTACTACTAAGTGCAAGTCAATATCTGAAAATTCAGAATACCCATAACTTGCATTGCTTCCACTAATAGTAATATCTTTTAAATGCAAAGATTCTACTTTTAAAAATTCAGTAAAATGCCTAGCGATAAGCAGGAGTTGGTAACGTATCTCAGTTTTTAATTGATTATTTGCCCATAGTACTGGATTAAGGGTTTCTTGATAAGGTACAGATTGGACAGATAATTCGTTAAATCGCATATTAAAATTTTATTAAGATTGTTACTATTGTTGATAACAGACCGGCTACAATTGTTGCAGTTGCGCCAATAACTACTTTGCTCATGCTAGACTGGCTATCTTGGATCTTTTCGGCTAGTGAAACTACTTTAGTTTCGATTGTGGTTAAACGTGTTTCTAAAGATTGGTAACGTAAAGCGCATAGTTCTACATGGCTTTCTAAGTTATTCTTTTCTATATCAGTTGGTTTTAATGACATCTCATCGCTCTCTTGGTCGTTCGTTGAGTTACATCTTTGTAACACTAATATTTATTGCTTTTTATGAAAAACAATATTTTTACTGTTACCTTCAGTTAAAAACACAGCATAATTTTGATGTAGCAATTCGTCCAATCCTTGTATGTATGGCACTAATTCAAAATCTTCTTTAAGAAATTTAACAGGATCACCGTTGTCTTCATAAACAAAATCTCGTTCAGTAAAAAAGTCAAATCTCCAAAGTCTAATAATATCGTCAGTATCAAACCCTACTAAGCTACCTCTAACTTCAGTTGCAAGTGGCCCTTGATAATATGAGATGTTACTTCGTAGACCTAATGTTTGAATAACAGTATTAAAGTTTTGTTCCTTCCATCGAGCAGATTCTTTACCTGATTCTGATCTGTATTGACCAGTGTGTGTAATGTCTACAAAGGTGTATAATTTATATTCTTCCATGCTGTATTTAACAGTCGTAAAAAAAGGGCTCACAAAATGTGAACCCTTTGATATTACGCAAATTAATTAAGCTGCGAGTGTAAATGTTGAAGCAGTTACAACTACTGTAGTCAAACCAGATTTTTCTAAACCTGCTTTAATAGCTGCTTCTAAATCACCGTAACCTGTTGGATCGTTAGAACCTACATCGCTGTCGTTAACTGTGTCTTCTGCTACTGCAATAATAAAACCAGTGTCGTTTGGTTCGCTGATGAAATAAACTTCACCTACTAATTGAACTGCACGTACTGCATTGCTGAATACGCTGTTTGTAGCGCGGTAACCAGTGTTTTCAACTGTATACGCTGTACCACCTGAAAGACCTGTGTCTTTAGGGAATAAAACTGCGGTTGCTTGTTGTGTAGCAACGATTTTAACAAAACGCAATTGACGTGTTGCAAAGTTTGTGTAAACTGTTCCAACGCCATATGTGCCTTGTGCAGGCATTCTTAAATAGTTAGCAGCAACGTTAACTGTACCGTTAGATTTGCTTGGATCGATTAATGATGGCATGATATTTCTCCTCTATTACCATAAACTTACTACTCTGTAAGTGTTATAATTATTTAGCATCAAAACTAAAAATTATAGTTTTAACGCTTATTTTCGTTTATTCGTTTTATACTTCTTTTAAATTTGTTACTATCGTTTGATTTAATACTATTAATAAATCTACGCTCTAATTCAGCAGCAGTTTCAAGATCGTAATGTTCTCTAATTAATTCTAGTAAGTTAATTGCACTTTCGATAATGTTAGACCCACGGCTTTCAATAACTGAGTTGGCATCTCTGCTAACACCAATGTCACTAAGTTCTTGTAATAATGATCGAGTACTTTTTCGCATAGCTATTCCACAGATTGTTGTTTAAATAAATTAGGGTGCATTTTACCCCATTTACGCATAATAACTGCAGCTTGTGCATTAGCTTCATTTTCGTGTTCGCTACCATCGTTACCACTTTCTGGTGTTAACTCATTATTTAAATCTTGTCTATAGTGAACTAACTCGTGTGCTAACGTTCTGCAAACGTCCATTATGTGTCTATTAGATAATGTTACAGTTATATGTTTATTACCGTATCCGCCAAATGATCTAAATTCTACACTACGTTCGTTGCCGTCTTGTAATTCAATCTCTGGTAATTCTTGTAATTCTAGTTCAGAAGCAGCAAATTTAATAAATTTACTAATTATGTTAGTAGCTTTATTACGATCTAACCCTTCTGTTATAATTTCTTTAACTTTCATAATAATACTTATCTTCTACATGATTAATGAGAAAATAAATGCATCCTCTGTGCTTATTGCATCAATATTAGTTCTAGCATTTTCTTGTTCAGTTAACGTTAACCCTTGATCGTTAATATCATATCGTACACTATATAACGCACCTCCACCGCCGCCTAACACACTTGTACCATGACTATCAACAATGTCGCCATTTGCCGGAAGTTGAAGTTTACCGTTGCTGTTAAATGACCAAACTTTTGATCCATTAGTAATAGACCCAGTAGTTATTCCAGTAAATGTTGGACTTGCAGTAGTTCGTAAATCTTGTGGAGTATCAATTGTTATGATTGATCCATTTACACTAACTGTTACTCCTGTATTAGAACTATAAGTAGGTGTGTTAATTAAATCGGCATAATCATTACTTAATGTTACAATTGAGTCGACAGAGGAAACTGTCTTTTTAATAAACAGTTTCCCATCGTATGTATTAATTGATAATTCACCAGATTGTAAATCGCTTACAAGTGGTACTTTTAAATGTGTGTTACTTCGTTTATGTACAATACGTGTCATAGTAATTTACTTAGAAAGTACCGCCATCGATATCAGCCCATGATGGAAGACCACTAGTTGGATCAAGTAACATTACCTGACCTGACGTACCTTTGGCAAGTTTTGACAGTGTGTTAGTTGCAGATGCATATAAAATATCGCCTTCTGCGTATGTGCTAAATCCAGTGCCACCGTAAGCAGAAGCAACTACTGTGCCTTGCCATGTACCAGTACCGATTGTACCTAATGTAGTAATACTTGTTTGACCAACATAAGTGCTTGCAATGTCAATGCTAGTTGCACCAACTGAAATTCTATCAGCTGTACCATCAACATGTATCTTACCATTAGTAATATGCGTACCATAACCAGCAAAACTTGGATCAATTGCTAGGCCACTTGTAGTGTTTAACCCGCTATTAGTAGCTAAGTTAATACTAAACGAGTTACCTGTTAACGTTAACCCTGCACCAGCAAGCCAAGTACCTTGTCCAGCAAATTGAGTAAATGTAATGTTAGTAGTACCAAATATCACACCCTCAACTGATTGTACATAACCATAACCTGAGTCAGAAACATAAACAAAGTCGCCGCCTCCTAAATCACCGTATCCAAATGCAATATTAATAGCACCAGTTGTAGCGTGCGCTACGGATAATGTAACTTGTGTTGGACTATCAATCGACTCAATTTGTGCACCAGTACCTAAAACACCAGTACCGCCAACTTTAAATGCTGGCATACCGACTTTTAAGTTAGCAGTAGTTCCTGCAGAAAACACGACAGTTTTAACAGTAGAAGTTACAGTAGACGTAAATCCATTATATGCATACGACATATCGGCATCGATAGCACGAACAAATGTTGTTGCAGTTGCCCAAACATAGATACCATTTTGTTTTTGATCAGCTTGGCCAATAACTAATACGCGATCGCCACCGTGATCAGTAAATGTTGCAGTTTCTGATCCACCATTCCAAACATACGTAAATGTAGGTGCAGCTCCAAATGTTAAATATGAGCCTGGACCATAATCACCTAAGTATGGAGCAGTTGCAGGTCCTGGTGTATACGATACTGCTCCTGCATCTGCTAATAATACAAAGTCAACCGGAGCATGTGTATGCAACCCTTGTGCTAACGAGTCAACATAGTCTTTATTTGCAGCGTCAGTTGATGCAGTCGGCGTTGCTAAGTCGGTGATTTTGTGGCCGCCTACTGATACCGCAGCTCCAAATGTAGTAGCTCCAGTTACATCTAAAGTGCCGGCTATTGCAGTATTACCAGTAGCAGATGCAACTGTAAATTTAGTAGTAGCAACTGTTAAGTCACCTGAGAATGAACCAGCTGCTGCACTCAATGTTCCTAACGTAGTAACTCCAGTTACGTCTAATGTACCTGCAATTGTTGTATTACCGGTAGACGCAGCAACTTGGAATTTATTTGTATTAATATTTAAATTGCCAGTAATATTAGTAACGCCTGTTACTCCTAATGTACCAGCAACTAATGTATTACCTGTAGATGCAGCGACTGTAAATTTGTTAGTAGCAACTGAAAAATCACTAGCTGCACTTAATGTACCAGCTACTGCAGTATTACCAGTAGCAGATGCAACTGTAAATTTATCAGTAGCAACTGCAAAATCACCTGTAATATTTAATGCAGATAATGACGTTGTACCAGTTACACCTAATGAACCAGCAATTAATGTATTACCAGTTGCTGCAGCAATTGTAAATTTATCAGTAGCAACTGCAATGTCGCCTGAAAAAGTAGCCGACGATGAACTTAACGTTCCGGTAGTAGTATTACCTGCATTTAGTGTACCTGATATTGTAGTATTACCGCTTGCAGTATCAACTACAAATTTAGTAGTTGTACCATCGTTGATTCTAAAATATTCAGTTGCAGAAGTTGCACTGCCTGAGATAGTAACGCCTGCACTAAATGTAGCTAAATCAGTAAATGATGATGTACCGACAACTGATAAATTACCACCAGTCCATAAGTTACCACCAATACCTGCGCCGCCTGCTACTTGTAATGCACCAGAAGTAGCATTACCTGCATTTGCCGTAGTTTGTAATAATTTTAATGCAGCAACATCTAATTTTGCAACTTCAACTGCAGATGTGTTGTTACTTGCATAGAAGTGTAATACGTCATCGCTATTGCCAGGGGATGTTTCTGCAATAATGTAAGTAAGACCGTCAACTGAACGAACGCCGCCTAATGATGCCCAGTTACCAGATCCGCTTGCGCCAGTATAACCTTCAAATGAGTTAGTAGTTGTGTTATAGCGAATCGCACCTGATACTGCAGGACTTTGCTGTGCAGTAGTACCATTTGGAAGAACAAATGCGTTAGTTCCACTAACTACTACATATCCTGTACCATTTGGAGTAAGTGTAAGATTGCCATTTGAATTAGTAGTACTAATTATACCTGTGCTACCAGTAATAGTAACATTACCAATATTAATGTTATCAATTTTACTATCTGAATCAACAATAAGTGCAGAGCTAGCAGTTAATGTGCCAGCAACATGATCCATCATGTCTGTAAAATATTTACCACCAATTGCATACGGAATAGTAGTTGCGTCAGATGCGCCTAAACCAATAAATAACCTATCACCAGTGTTTGACTGGCTACCTGCTAATGATGAATACCCTAATTCACCAATTGCAAGTGTACCAGTAGTAATTGCAGTGGTACTGGTTCTTTTAATTCTAATTTTTGAGTTTGCCATTTAATTGCCCTTTTAAAATACTCCACCATCCATATTTTGATTGTATAGTGTAGTTTGAACGTCCCATTGTTCTGTTAATGCATTATAAACTAATAAAGATCCGTCTGATAAATCACCAGGATCGACGTCTGGGATTTCTATAACTTTATTTATCTGGTTTCCTTGAATCCCTTGTGGGCCTTGAGGTCCTACTGGCCCTACTGGGCCTTGAATCCCTTGTGGACCAATCGGTCCTGATGCATACTGTAGATCATTCCAGTGAAGTACACCGTTACCTATTTTAAATTTTTCTGTATCTAATTCTATTGCTAACTCGCCCTCTGCAAGAATTGGATTTACGTTAGACCATAACTGTGCAGATCCTCGACGTATTTGAATTTGAACTGCCATTAAATATATCCTCCATCAATTGGATTAATTCCGCCATAAACTGATCCAGGACCGCCACCGTCTAAGTTTATTCCGATCGCCATTCCGCTAATCTCAACAGTTACATCGTCACCGACTTTTGTAGTAGTAACACTGTCACCTGTAAAATTAATGCTAGTTGGTTGAGTCGTTAATATTGTACCGTTAGATTTAATCGGTAATGGAGTTGCAGTTAATGACGATATATCAACACTAATAGTTCCATCTAAACTAATAGAGACGCCGGAGCCGATTTTAATTCCGCCTAATACACTAGATGTTGCAATCGGTAACGTATAGTCCGATCCTGACCCAGATGAACCAAAAGTAACTTCGCTCCAATTTATTTCAGCATTTGGCACTGCACCTGTAGAACTATTTCTAGATTGGCCAACCTGCAGTTTATATGTATAATATCGATCACCTGTTCTAGTGTATATCCCAGATATGTAACTATTCTTAACATACACTAACATACCTTCTTGTATACGTTGCCCAGGTATATTTGTTAATTGATCATTTGTAGAACCAGTAATGCTTTGTAGTGTACCACGAAGTTCTGTATCTAATGCAATTGGCGCAGACGACGCAGGACTCCATGTTCCTGGCCAAATGTTCCTAGTTAAACCATCATAGTTAGCTGCCATTATGAAATACTCACGTAAGTTGAACCCGGTTGTAAGGTAATACCATACAATCGATAATTTTCAGCAACATAGTCAGGTAATGGAGAGTCAGGTGCTAATGCAATTAATCCTCCACTAGTATATGCTACATCACTAAGTAACCCGGCACTTGCTCCGGTTTTAAATGTTGTTGGCTGAGGTGCTGCATTTCTTACTGCAAACCAAAATGCTCTAGGAGACGCACTTGAATTAGTAATTGACTGAGTTGCTAATGTTTTAACTTGATCACCTAACACAGTAACACTAGTTTCTACTGTAGTACCGTTAATTATATCAGCCCTAGCCGGTATTAATAAAACGCTATCTGACCATAACCAATATGTTGGATATGTAAAACTAGCAGATGCAGCAACGTCATTTGAATTAGTAGGCCCAAGCGTAACATTATATGCAGTGCCTGTTACTGCAACTGGTCTTGATGCAGTTGTAGTTAATGTTACATATCTAGCAGTTAATTTATTACTATGATTAATTGGAGCAGTAAATGTTAATGTACCGCTAGCAGTTGTAGATGATACTGATCCATTTGTACCGCTAATTAAAAATGTTCTATTACTTATTGATATTGACGTTGACGATGGCGTGTATGCAGTTGACAAATATGATTCAAGAAACGTTTTCCCAGTTAGTGCATTGACTGATATTGCATGAGAAACTGTGTTCCAGTTAACTAAAAATGAAGCAGTAGTTCCCCAACTAGCCAGTGTTGTGCCATTAAAGTAATTAAACGAAACAATACCACTTGCTGATCCACCGGCTGAGGTTGTTGATGTTGATCTAATATACGATGTTGAGTTGTTTGTAGTAAAACTTTGAGACCAATCTACTCCACCAGCCGGTGTGTTACTAAATAATCCTGCAGTATAATTTCCAAGTACTGACGATACTGATCCACTTGTTTGTGTGATTGATATAACATCGCTAATATATTGGTTAGTTACATCAATTGGGTTGTCTACAGTAACAGTAAACCCAGTTGCTGGTATATCCCAATTTAGTGTTACTCCTGCAGACGATACTGCACTTACTGTAGGAGTAAACGTTGCTAACGTTAATCGTAACAGGTTGCCTGAAAATTCTGCAACTCTAACTGTATTAGTAATATCGTTTTCTTTATAACCAGTAAGTGTTCGATAATTGCCACTTGATGACCAAACTAATGTTTCAGTTGCAGTAACTGCAACGCCCGGCGGTCCCTGTGGTCCAGTATCACCTGTATCACCTTTAAGTCCCTGTGGTCCAGTATCACCTGTATCACCTTTAAGTCCTTGGATGCCTTGTAGGCCAGTATCACCTGTATCACCTTTAAGTCCTTGGATGCC